ATCAGCAATGGGTGCAATCAGAAGGGCCAAAGATCAAGGCGCGTCTCGGTGGCCTGATGATGCAGATGATTGGAGCATAGAAATGCCAATCAATATTCCACAACATAATCGGTTGATTTTGAGTCACGGGGAAAAAGTTATTCATTATCAGGGGCAACTGTGTTCTTGCTCGCCAACGGCCAGACCAGAGGATGCCGATCTTACTTGTGAGAAATGCAACGGACTGGGTGTGTTCTGGATTGATCCGATTACTATAACCGCGATCATTGTTGGCCTTGATTCAGATCGGGCTGGAAGAATGTGGTTGCAAACCGGAATGGCACTCCCAGAGGATATGTCGTGCTCGCCTTTGCCAAATATAAAAAGAAGAATAAAAGATTACGATAAAATAATTCCTACGTGGAAACATGGATTTCCGTATAGCGGAGAATTATTATTGCGCGGAAAAAAAGACAGACTGCTGTATATTCCCGTAGGGTCCATACAGAAGGTATCCCAGATCAACCCCCTTACTGCAGCTGAGCAAGTGTGGCAACAAGGTGTCGACTACATCGTTGATGGAGGAGATGGGCGGACATTCAAGTGGATTGATGGGCGTGGACCATCCTTGGGATCTACGTATTCCGTTCTCTACGAACCTCGGTTTGAGTTTGTGTCATGGACACCCCCATCTCCTCGCTGGGAACGTGGACGAGACCTTGGGTATCGTGTACTATTGAGGAAAGTCCATCTGCCTTGGCCAGTAAGCAACTGGGGGTAATGGGCGCACGAAAGGAAATCATGGTCGCTTCAACGTCAAAACCTTACGCCGCACCGTCACGACCTGCATTTGGCGGACGCGATTCCGGCCCATCATACGGTCAGGTCTTGCACGACATCCGGAATGCAGGAATGATCTCCACGACTACTACCATGGAAGTGTCGCCAACTGCGGCAAATGAGTATCTTTGCGTAATCCGCGCCGAGGTCATCATGCCCTCATTGCGTGAGGGAGATCCGGTGCGCACGTACTCCGGCATGGGAGTGGCATATCCTCGCAAGAACGGGGCGAATGTGATCCACGGTGTGTCAAATCCTGCGTTTTACATGCACATTGCAGAAAGTCGCGCAAAGAAACGCGCTTGGATGGATGCTCTCGGACGCGGTGACGGTTTGGAGGAGAACATTCGCGATGAGGTTTTTGCAGAGCGTTCTGCCGGACAGCGCGAAGCGGTACCGGCATTGACCGCCAAGGTTGCCGAGATCTGGGTCATGCCTGATGACGCCGCTCGGCGAATTGCATCCCTTACCTCGTATTCATTCGAGGAAGCAAAAGCGTTTTCCCGCGAGATGGCATCACAGGTTGTGCGTCAAATCAAAGAGGCTTCCCAAAACACAGAAACATAAAAAGCCCACAACAGAATTATTTTCTGTTATTATTGTTGTAATGCAATAAAGGGCCAACGCTTTGCGACAGGGCCGCCGTTGCGGACACCTTTACTTAATAAGTAAGGGTATCCAATACGGCGGCTTTTATTTTTCTAGGATATAATAAAAATATGTCTACAACTGATGAATTAAAATTTCATAGAAAAAGTCTTCTGGCTGAAGGTGCAGAGGCGACCTTTCAGGTTCCTATTACTTTCAGCAAGGCCTTTGTTGGTGATTACACCGCAGCCAATGGTGACATTAAAAAAGGCCGCATCATAGAAGGTATTGCAAGTACTGAGGGAAAAGATCAGCAGGGAGAAATTGTTATTCAAGACAAGATGGACTGCTCGTATCTGTTGGAGAAGGGGTATGTGAACTGGAATCACAGTCATGCGCCAGAAGACCAGATTGGCAAGCCTCTTGAAGTGGTGAAGCTGCCCGGAGGACCAAACACTCCAAACAATCTTCCGTGCACGTTTTTCCGTGCCATGTTGTTTGAAAGCATGCCCCGATCAGAGGCGGTATGGAATCTTGCCAAGGCATTAGAAGAAACTTCGGGTTATGGGGAAGACCGATTTCTTGGGTTCTCCGTCGAAGGTGGTGTAAGAGTTCGCAATGGAAACATCCTCATTGAAACCATTGTGCGCCACATGGCTGCAACGCATGAGCCGGTAAACGCGCAGGCAGTTGCCCGGTGCGTTTTGGCCAAGAGTCAGGGATTCAATGTTCAGGAATCCGTACTCATTGATACGCTTGATAACAATGCTCCGCATTTTATATTCAAGAGTTATGATCAAATGATGAAATCTCTGTATTTTGCATCACATGACCCATATGATATTTCAAAGACATTTGCATTAGGCGATGGCGCATCGGGTGCATCTAATTTGTTGTTCGAGCAATTATCGTACAACAAAAAGAAAAGGCATCCCAAGCAGCGCCATCACGCCGACGAGCAGGCGGAAGAAAATACCTCAATGAGAAAAGCAATCATTGAAATTTTGTATGAACCTTGTAATGAAGGTAATAATTGCAAAATTGGTCATTCTTTTAGAAAGGGGCATCAAGGAGCATTAGATCATTTGGTATATTGTGGAGGAATTGACCCTATTGATGCTGCAGAAGCATTAGCGGATCATATTCTCATGTTAAAATCTCAACGTAGTAATTAAGGAGGAAATTATGGCCAGTGATATGTCAATCGCCAGAAGGCGACTGGATCAGGAACTTAGCCAGCACAATATCCCTGATGCCTTGCAAGTGCTTGACAAGGCGGTAAGTGGACTGATTGAGCTTGCCAAGGGAAAGGTCTCTGACGGTCTTAGCGCGAAAGCGGTCAAGAATCCGTTTGGAGATCCGCCTGCAATTCCGGGATCTGGAAAGGCATCGGGAGAAATGCGTCTTCCAAGATATGCGGGTGAATACACTCCGCAGAACAAGCAGAAGACTGCCAAGAAAGTCAAGATGCGTTCGCAGCAGAGCACGGCGATGCCGAAGTTTGGCAAGGCCATGGGTCCGCAGGGCGATGAGGATGCAATGGATCAGGGTGGTCCCGGTGGTCCTCCAATGAGCGGTGGTCGCGGTGGTCCTCCAATGGGCGGTGGCCCCGGTGGTCCTCCGATGGGCGGTGGCCCCGGTGGTCCTCCAATGGGCGGCGATCCGAATGGCGGTGGCGGTGACATTGAGGGCGAAATTGCCGAAGCTATGAAAGACCCCAACGTTGTTCGTGCAATCCAGCTGCTGCAGCAAAAGGGCCCATCGGCCATGCAGGAACTTGACCCTCAAACGCGAGCAAAGATTGAGCATTTACTCATGCTTGAGCAGCAAGCTTCGGGCGGAGATCAGGGCGGAGATCAGGGCGGAGATCAGGGCGGAGATCCGAGCGGAGAGCAGCCTATGCAGCCCAAGAGCATGCGTAAGTCAAGAGAGCAGATGACAGAGGAAGGCGAGGAAGGCGAAGAAGATCCGTACGGGGCTCAGAAGTCGTGGGACGACGACGACGACGACGATGATGATGATGATGACGACGACGACGACGACGACGACGATGATGATGATGATGATGATGACGACGACGATGATGACGAGGAGGATGAGGAAGACCGGATGTCCCGACTTCGGGCGATGAGAAACGCCAAGAAGAAGAAGGACATGGGTAAGTCCTATGCTGCTCCAGTCAGGAAATCCAGTGCGGCCAAGCTTGGTGAAATCCACAAGGCATTGGTCTCCGGTCCTGACGGTGCTAACGTCGCAGAAGTCGTCGAGGCTTCGAAGGAACTTGCGCAGATGGTTGACGTGTTCGGCCGGTTTCTTGCGGATATCTCGACACAGGTCGAGGCAGTTCGCACGGAGCAATATCAGAGCACGGCAATGCTTGCCAATGCGGTGAGCACGGTCGTCAAGTCGCAGGCAGCAATGGCGCTGGGTCTGGAACGCATGGCCAAGTCCGCAGCGGCACTTGCCCGTCAGAACGGGGAAGTGCCTATGCAAAAGTCCATGTTTGTCGAAGAACCGGTGGCGCGTCCGAATCCGGGCGTGATGATGAATGGGAAGGTTATTGTGGAAGGCAATCAACTGCGTCGGTCGAACGCACAGATTGACGAAACAGGACAGGCGTTCATGGTTCCGACAGGAATTGAGGGCCGTTTGACCAAGTCGCTTGTCGGTTCTGTCATTCAGCAAGCCGTTCTGGATGGAGAATTCTCTCCCCAGTCCGCACTTCGCTGGCTGACCGAAACCGACAGTCCTACCACAGGACCGGTTGGCGTGTTCCAGCAGCTTCCGATGAAGTTGAAGGAACGTATCGTGGCGAAGACTCAAGAAACACAGTAAGAGAAAGGCAGGAGTAAGACAATGGCACTTTTAACGGAATTCCCTTCGGGGTATAGGAAGTCGGAGCCTCTGAACAAGAGTTTCGACATGATCGTTCGGGACTGGTCGCGCCAGCAATTCGGTGGGGATGAAATCGTGGATGAGATCCGCAAGGCACTCAACACTGGTGTGACTTCACCTGTGTATAACAACTCTGCTGCGACAGGTGCAAATCTCAGCGGATGGACAGGGACTTCCTATGGAAACAATCAGGGGAACGGGTATGGTGCGGATCACACCGCGGGTACCATTCTCACGAACACGGCGTTTGGCGATCCGCGGTACGAAGCGGGTAACCTTTCCGCGCTTCGTCTTGAGAACCTCGACAACACCATGACGAGCGTTCTTGCCACGGCAGAGCATCTCAAGATTTTCCGGTGGATTCACAAGGAGCCGTCCAAGCAGCCGTTCTATCAGTGGAACCGTCGTGAAAGCTACGGCTCGACCAGAGGTTTCTTCGGATTTGCCGAAGGTGGCTTGCCCAACGGTGGCAAGGGCCAGTGGTCGAGAAACGGCGCATACGTCAAGTTCCTCGGTACCAAGGGTGGAGTGACTCATCCGGCTGTTCTCACGAACATCCTCGGTGGCATGTCGGTCGATCCGGTTGCTGAAGATCAGCTTGGGCGTACGATGGACTTCATGCAGCGTATCGAGCGAGCAATCCTGTACGGGGACGAGGGTATCCTCGACAACTCCGGTGTTGACTCGAACTACGATGGATTGATGAAGTTGCTTACCAAGCAGCGCAGCAAGAACGTCATTGACATGAAGGGCGCACCGTTGACCATGGACGGTCTCGCGAACGTTGCTTCCCGTCTCGTGAGCGAGGGCAAGCTGCTTTCGTTTGCGGATGTCACCCTGTTCATGTCGCCACAGAACATCGAAGACTTCAGCAAGCTGCGGTACTCGACGGTCCTTGGCGCGGGTAACGCCATCAGTGGCCCCGGAACCACGGTTGACCGTTCTGACATCACGTCGTCGGCCCGGAACAACCTGCTCGCCGGTCTCTCGATTGTCGGACAGTCGACATCGTTCGGTATCATCCCGTTCGAGTGGTCGATCTTCACCGAGCCGGTCGAAGGCGGAACACTGCTGACCGTTGGGGATTCTGGCGCTCCGGCTGCTCCGACTGCATTCTCTTCTTCTTATGGCGGGAGTGCCTCCACCACTCTGGCCGCCTTAACTGCGGATACGATTGACGGCATCGGAAATGTCGCAGCTAACGCGGGTTCCATATTTCCGGCTGGTGAAGCTGTAAATATCGGAACTTTTGCTTCTCCGGGTTCGTCATTCCCGACAAACGCTGGTGGCGCAACGGATGTTGCGTATTGGTATCGAATCTCCTCGGTTAACGACATCGGTGAGAGTGCTGCGACGTATGTGAGCTCATCGGCCGTCTCTCCGACAGGATCGACGCAGGAAGTTCGTATTCGCTTCCCACGTGTTACGGGATCGGGACTGACGCAGGCACGGGCCTATCGCGTCTATCGTGCGGAGGTTGTCATTGGCGGATCACTTCCTGACGCCACTTCTGCTCTTTGGCAGTATGTCGGCTATGTGCCCGATAGCAATGGTGGAGGGACACGTCAGGAGTTCACGGATCGTAATGGAGCGAGCTCGCTTTACAACAACATCCGTCCGGGTACCAACATTGCGCCGCTGCTCTGCCGTAACAGTGCCGACCTCTGTGTGGCCCAGATGAGCCCACTACTCAAGATGCCGCTGGCTCCTGTCAGCACCACATTTGAGTACTTGCTCCTTCTGTATCACACACTGGTTCTCAAGGCACCGGAGCGTCAGTTCATCTTCAAGAACGTTGGCAAGCTTAACTAAATAAGCTGTTATACTTACACTATGGAAAGCGCCGGGAGGCATCTGGGGATTGCCAAACCCGGCGCTTTTTACATTACAGGAAAAGGAATAGGTCATGCCGAGAATGAGCGCAGAAGAACGATTGCAACAAGCAGCGGAACGACTACAGCAAGTCAACGCCGAGCAGGAACGTATTGCGAATCAAGCCCTTGACGCAATCGACAAGGGTGCCGATCCGGAAACCACGCTTGCAATTGCTCAGGAAGCTGTCAAGGAAGCACTGGCACCAAAGCCAGTTGAAATTGATCCGGCAAGTGCTGGCCCCGGACCAAATCCCTATTGGGTTGAAGGAGCCAAGAAGATTCGCGCTCGTTGGGTTCACGCAGAAAAAATGGGCCGGTTTAGTCCAATGCCCATCCTGCTTGAAAGTGGACATTTTTTTGAGCTTTCATTTGACGACGAGGGTATTGCTTTTTTCCCCGAAGATGTCGCCAACCACTTGCGCACACACATGCCGAATAGCTTCATCATCGGCGAGGAAAAAGAATGATTACTGAAACATCCTACTACAAGAATGAAAATCGAACGGGAAGTTCCTTTGTCGTTGCGGACATCAATGATGCCGAGCGACGCTATTATCTTGCTTCGATTCCCCTTATCGTAACCGACTTAGCTGCAAACACAGTCAGCGAGGCAATTGATGCTCCGGGGCGAAATCGTGTGCTTCTCGAAAGGATTTCAGGAACCAACGCGAAGTTGACGGTCTCTATCAATGGAAGCACCTACTACGATATAAGTGGCCATGCGCCCAATTCTGCGACGTTAGTGGCCGCGGTTGAATCATCAGTTCCGCTACTTGTCTATGAGCTTACCGGCCCTTGGCGCTACTTCCGTGTTGTTGGGTCAGGAACCACTCCTGCCGTGAACATTTCGCTTGCAAGGATGTAACGATCATGATGCCCGAATATGTCCTATTCAATCGCGTGAATGATTTTTACGAACGTATTCGGGCGGGAAAGAATCTCCATAAGCTTGATGAAATATTCTATTTTCTTGACGAGAAAAGCTTGGAAATGACCAAGCGATGGATCATGGACGAACGTTTTCCATGGTCTATCGGAAAGGGCTGGTCGCTATTGAGTGCCCAGCCCCCTCTCATCATGATGACGATGGATGCGGAGCAGGACCGACCCGGAGGTCAGATCATTGGCAATTGGGCTGGGGATGGCATCAATGGCTTTACCGGCGCGGATGGTTCGTTTACTCCTTCGGCGTATTACGAAGGGTACGGAAGATTGATGCATGCGTCATTTAACTTCTTCCTTGTCGCGCCAAACGCAGACATGATTTCTGCAATGTACCTGCTAGTGCAGAGGGCATTATTTGAGGGCGAATCTCCGCCTATTGACGAACCGGACATCATTTCATTTGATTATTACGGGATTGGCGAGTTGCATTATTCTGGTTCAGACATTCGCCCTGATCAAAATTTTCTGCCAAACGTCGCATTTGGAAGATCCATGTCTGTATCTTGCACGTACTTGCAACAATGGCGAGGAAAGTCTTTTGGAAAAAATGGATTTATATCAAGCATTGATGTAAATTCCGAGTCTAGATAAAATAATAAAAGGAAAACAAAAATGGCAAGGACACGAGTGCCTATTATTCAATCGCCGCCCATTGAAGCACCGGCTCCTGTCGTGGAGGTATCTGAGATTATGGAAGATGTCATGTCTATAGAAGATTGGTGTCAAAGCCGACGAGATATTTCCCCCGAATTGCGCGGAGGTTTCTTGGCGCACGGCAAGGAATGTAACTGGGTATACGGCACCCCTTCCGAATGGTATACCAAATATTTAAGCTGGGCAAACAGCAAGGCATAAGTGCAAAAATAGAACATATACAGAGACGAGGAGGAACGCATGTCTGTTGCATTTAACGGAGTAGTTTTAGTCGCACCGGGAGTGGCGTCATACATTGACGATTCCAACTCTAGCGCCGCCCCTGTTGCTTCAGGGAACGCTTTGGCAATTCTTGGGGAAGCGGAGCGGGGAGAAACCGGAAGAGCGGTTCTCTTTACAGATCCTGCGACCATGAGAGCATATTATGGAAACGGATCTGTCGATTCGCCCTTGGTGTGGGGAATTACCCGAGCAATGAATGCGGGGGCTCTTCGCGTCTATGGCGTTCGTGTTGGAAATGCTACGCAGGCATCCACCACACTGGTTTCGACAGCGGCTACTAGCGCCATCTCGGTTAAAGCCGATGAATGGGGATACGCCGGAAATTCTTGGTCTCTTGCGGTATCGACTAATTCTGCAAATCCGAAAAACAAGGATCTCAAGTTAACTTTGCATGACGGAAGAGAATATAGCGCAACGAATATTGGACGAAATGTCTTGCAGCTTGAGTATTTCACGACAAATACAGGTGTTGCTCCAACTGTTGCAATTGGTTCTGACGGACAAGATGTCAAGCTGTTCCTGACAGTTCCGGGAAGCACCAGTCAAACTGCGACCATTATTCTCACTGAATATGACACAATTTCCAAACTTATTTCAAAAGTCAATCAATATTACACGCAGTCAGTTCCAGCTGTTGCAGCAATCCCAGAGATTTTGGTGGGAACCGGCGGTGCTCCGGCAGCTTCGACATTGGCGTCCCTTGGTGTTTCCGAAGCGACTGGAACTCTTCAAATCGCTGTGGTTGATGGTTCCGACGCGAACAGCGAGGTTATACCGGTGTCTTACGCAAAGACACAAACCCTTGGCGACCTTGCGTCAAGCATTCAGACTAACTTGCGAGCGTCAGGTCTTGTCGGATCAAGCAGTACCGTTTCACTTGCTGGTGCTACGGTTACCTACTCACAGGCGAGCGGGTTTACATTTGCAACTGGATCCGCGGCAAGGTTTTCGGGTCTGTCGGCCGTTGAGGGAAACGTTGCAGGTGGGCCCAAGGATATTTCCAATGTGTATACGCAAAGTGCGTCTACGATTGTTGCAAAATGTTTTCCAAGTTCACTGACCTCTACACTTCCACATGTCGCCACGCTGAGCGGCGGAGTGATTGGGACCACAACACTTGAGTCGGCAGGGAATTTTACTGGAGCAGCGCTGACCGCTACTCTCAAAGATGTCGCTAGCTACACTGTCGCTGGGGCAACATGGAATCCTGTTGCGGGGACATCGCCCGTAACGTGGACAGCGGCAGCTGCTGCTACTGGAACTGGTGCCAACGTTGGTTATTATACTGGCACATTGAGCGTTACTGGCACTGGCACTCCAGTTCCGACCTTGTCATTCAAGACTGGCGATATTATCACTGGAACACATTCCGTTGGCTTAACGAACACGGCACTCATTGTAACTGAAAATACTGCCGCAGACGCGACTTCGGTTGCAGTCAGATCAACAACGAGTCTTTCTAGCGGAACATTCACATTCAACACCATGTCAGTCACGCGTTCGATTCTGGTCGCATTGGATTATATTACAGCCTATGGGGGAAGCACCTTTGCCGGACTTGCCACAAGCTGGACAACTGCCCTTGCTGTTCCGTTGAGGACGACGACATGGGCTGCGGGAGGTTTTGGTGCAGCTGATGGAGCAATCACTGCGACGTATGTGCAAGCGTCAGGTTATGCATTTGCTGTGACAGCTGTTACTACCGGTCATACCGTAACGATTACTTCGATTGCGGGATCCAGTACTAACGCGGAAAGATTCAAGCTTGCTTCTGCAACGGGATTGACCACAGCAACGGTGCAGGGCGCACAAATCAACATCGGATCCACAACGTCTAGTTCATATTTGGGCGGTCAAGCCAATACAGCGGCCGTTTCCGCGGTTGCTGCCATTCCGGCGGTTGCTGCCAGTGGATGGAAAGCATCTCTTTCTTCTGGAATGTCGGACAGCACGATGGCAAGCATCAAGCTTGATCGGCTGGACACCGTATATGTTCCGACCAGCGCTCAGATTTCTGCTAGCTCTGCAGCATTTACTGGATACATTACAGGAACTGTGCTCACGGTCACAGCGGTAAGCAGCGGAGCAATTTCTGTCGGTCAGGTTTTGGTAGGCGACGGGGTTGTTTCCGGCACAACTGTAACTGCGGTTGGGTCTGGTACTGGTGCTACAGGAACATACACGGTGAGCGTGTCAAACACTATCGGAGCTGCGAATGATTTGAAAACATTTACTGCATCCGCTACGTCGCTTTCCAAGTTGAACCTTCGCGCAGTAACCAACGCAATTGTGGAGGCGCTTAACGGCCCATTGTTGGGGGCATTGGTAACCGCTTCCCTTTCAAATTCCTCATTCAGTCCATCTGCCATCTCAGATAAGACGTATACATTCGGCGGAGCATCCGAAGCTGAGGTGACACCCACTCATTGGGATACCGCACTCGCGGGATTACAGGCTTTGGAGGATGTTGAAATCATCGTTCCAATGACGCCAAGCAGCGCAATTCAGGCTTCGGTTCTTTCGCATTGCTTGTCAATGTCGAGCGCAACTGGCAAGAGAGAGCGATTCATGGTGGTTGGTGGAGATAAAAACCTCAGTGTTGACGCAGTAAAGAGTCTTGCATCAAAGTTTGCCGACAAGCGAGCCGTGGTTGTGTGGCCGGGAATTCAGGATTACGACGACAAGGGTCAGCTTACAACATGGCCTCCCACGTATCTGGCAGCAACTGTCGGAGGCATGCTCGCGGCACAGTCGGATGTGGCGCAACCCTTGACCGCCAAACCAGTTTCCGTTCGTGGCCTTGAGACGGTAGCTCGTCTTTCAGATCTTGACGACTTGGTCACCAATGGCGTCTTGGCGGTGCGATACGACTCCGGGCGTGGATACACCATCACTCAGTCATTGACGACATGGACTGGAGATACTCGATACGCTCGTCGTGAAATCAGCACCATGCGAGCTGCCGATGCGACCATGAAGCTCATTCGTAATTCCGTACAGGGTTTCATTGGGAGCAAGCTTTCCGACCGGGCGATTGACCAGATCAAGAATCGTGTGGATCAATCGCTCAAGCAAGCAAACGTGGCTGGATTGATTGTGGGAACGCCGTCAAATCCTGCATACAAGGATTTGATTGTGCGGAGTGTGGGTGACGCCATCTACGTTGATGTCTCGATTAGTCCGGCAATTCCGATCAACTACTTGTTGATTACCGCGCATCTTTTGTAAACACACAGTGAAGGAGTAAAAGAATGGCAGAAGCAATTAATGGCGGCCATCTGTGGAGTACAGGTGTACGTACTGGCAATAAGGTGGTCCTGAAGTTTGGGGATACACCTATTGCTTTCGCGCAGTCAGCAAGATTTCAAGACGATTATGGGCTAGAGCCAGTACATGTTGTAGGGCAGCTGCAAGCCATCGAGTATGTGCCCATGCATGCACGTCATCAGATTCAAGTTTCCCTGCTTGTCGTAAGAAACGCCAGTCTTGCCAAGTTGGGGTTTGAGCCTGCGTCTGCAGGATCGTACGGCGTGTTAAATGACAACACAGGTGGGCAGCTTGGCGACGGAACGCTTGCTGCGGATCCTCCTGTTGCAGCTTACACCGCAGACAACGAGCTCATTCCGGGCGGCGCTCACACAACGCAAGATGCCGCAAAGACAAAGTTTCTTCGCGCAATTCATCAGAAGGTCTTTGACATTGTTGTCTACGACAGTTCGATCAACGGAAGCACTGACGGTAAGTCCATAAGCAATGTTGATGGTAGTGGTGCAATCACCCTGACGCCCCTTGTTCATTACAGGAATTGCTTTTTTGCTAGTGGAGACCTCGCCGTAGACGCCAACCGTGTGCTGATGCATAACGTAACGTTCATGGCTCAGGACAAGGTTGCTCTTAACAGCGGCATGTTCAGTCCCGGATTCGCGTAAGCAAAAAAATACTTATTCTTATTCAGTAACCCCGGTTTATCCGGGGTTTTCTGTTATACTCACACATATTCTATAAGGAGTATTTAATGGATTCTGAGCAGAAAGAAAAGAAGACTAAAGTGGCGGCTGCACCAGAAGATGATGGGGGCATTAGCGCAGCAATTGCCAAGTCGCTTGAAGTTCCCAAGAAAGCTCCCGCTAGCGACACAAAACTCTACGATCCCGCAAAGCCGTATGAAATCGCCGGGTCAGCTGGAACCATCGGTGTCGTGCGAGGACACATGAACTTGCAGCGCATGGCGGGGAAGGCAGTAGCAGTAGCACTGCAAGGCCTTCAGGTAGACAATCGTACGTACGAAATGACGTGGATGAGCATCATGTTGCAATTTGTAACGAATAGCCCCGGATATTTGCCCGGATATTGCAATGGCAATATCGATAAGTTCTTGGAAAATATTTACGAGTACGAAGACTTGTTGTATTATTTCCAAGAATGGGAGTCTTGGCGAAACTCGTTTCGTGTTTCAGGACCAAACCGAACGTAGCAATTACCTGAAAAAAACCGCCCTGTACAGCATACATGAATCAGATATGCTGGAATGGTATCGTCAGCAATATAACTTGCCCATAGACGATGAGCGTTTCCTTTCTGTAAATGAAGATACTGCCGCGATAGATTTCTATCGTCGCCAGTTTTTTGCGGAAATTCAATTTGGTGTCCGCGACTGGGGAGACATGTCTCATGATTTCCTCATGCCTCCATTTCCCACCCTCAAGCAATTTGGAGGGTTGCTGCCTACTCCAAATGGGTATGGGTATAGCGACTCTGACACCATTGATAAAGACAAGATATCCAAGCCGAAAAAAGATACAATTAAAAAACCAAGTATTGTAAATGAATCAGTTCCGGATATTATCAAGAATCCCGTTCCCGAAGGAGGCAATATCGTCAAAAAGACTGATGTGTCTGAGTACGGACTTGGTGAGGATGAATTCTGGAATTGGATCGAGCAAGAGGAGAAAGATCTTGGAGACGACGAATGGGATGTTGTCGAATCGTACAAGCCAGACGACAAAATCGTTTGATGAAATAAAAAAGATTGTACAACAGCGCACGAAAAAAACGCATAGTATGTTGCGTCAATCGGGTGTTCCTGCTCAGCCGGTGCGCAGCAAGACTGTCTTTGGTAAGGATCAATAGCCATGGTGGGACCATCTCCATACGAAAGAGCAACAGCTGCGGGTTTGCGTACAGCAAGAAATGCAGCGGCAAATTTTACTCAATCGGCGGTAACGTATGCACAAACTCAACAGGGTGTGTATCCGGGAGCGTTTACCGCTCAGATGCTCGGTGCGTCCCAGACAGGTAAAACCACCGATTATGACATTGGTCAGTTTTCCAGACAGATCAAGGATCTTGGCGCGGACCTCATGGGGTTCAGGGATTCACTGGTCAATGCGACGAAAAGCATAGGAGTTGCCGCTGTAGAAAATGTCGCCATGACAAAACTCATGATCGACACGGCAAAGAATTCGCAACGCAATACTGGAGGGGTGGGCGCTGCTTCAGCGCGTGACACATTGCAATCTGCAGTTATCCAAGGAATGGATCGCGGACAGTTAATGCAGAACTATTCTGCCCTAGGAACTGCAGGAGTGCTGGGCCTTGAGGGACGTTCCGCAGGACAAGCACAAACATTTCAAGGATTTAATACTCAATTTACGCAGGCAAATCGAACTGCCGGATTTGGAACACAAGTTGATAAATACAGTCAATTTACCGGACAATTGGCGCTTCAACAACAACAATTAGGGAACAGGAATATCAGCACTGGTGAAATAATGTCTCAAGCTGGCGCGATTCGAATGTCTGGACAAAATGGCGGAGGATTACAACAGGAAAATGATGCCATCAAGGGGGTGTCAGCATTGACTGGACGCTACGCCACGGGGGCTCGTTCTGGAAGCCCACAAGCCATGGGTGTTGCTGCCGTTTCTCGCGATGAGATCGCGGGTCAGTTGTCAAATAGACAAAAAGAAATTGATGCGCAGATCGAATTACAGACAAGCAAGCTAAGGACACTTCCCGCGGGAAGTGCTCAATACAAATCTGCACAACAAGAAATCGACACGCTTAAAAATGAACGCTCAAGTGTAAGTCAACGTCTGCAATTGAATACCGGCCCATTTACCCCCGACAAACAGCGACGCGCCGAGTCGCAGAGTGGGGTAATCGAACTTGATGCAAAATTGAAGACTGAAGTCGAGATGTATGGGGGAAGTGGAAGTTTACATGACAAGAGCAACGAGGGAAGAAACATTGCCGTGTCAAAAATTGCAGATGAGTCTGCTGGCGGAGATATAGAAGCGGTTGAGGCGTATATCGATTCCATGAAAGAACGGGAAAAATTTCAAAAACGTCAGGAAGCTAAGAAGGCAGCATTGGCAAACAACCCTACTGCATTTGCGGCAGGATCATTCCGAGGTGATAAGATAGCTACTCTCGGACAACAATTGAATGAAACACCCGAGGAAAGAGCCGCTCGCGAGCAAGCGCTAGATCCCATGGGCCTTCAGAAAAAAAACAATAAGCCCAAAGGACGCACATATAACGGAGGATTTGAAAGTGCAGACAATCTCATAGTATATACAAAAGATCAGGGCGAAATGATGCAGAAGGAAAATGAGGATTTATTTTCCGTTACACGTGAAGATACAAAGGAATCTTTTCAGGAATATCACGAAACTCTTGAAAAAAGAATCAATAATTTAAATATAGATGACCGACAAAAAGCGGCAATGAAAAAAGTATTTCAAGACAAAGCCAAGCAAGTTGACCCGCTAACCGGAAAGGGTGCGGCAAAAGTTATTGAAGAGGGGCAAAATCTCTTTAGTGAATATACTACATACAAAGATAGCAAACTCGGTAATGAGATGCAGGGGACGGTAAGAAAACTGAAAGATGAAGAATATAAAAAAGAATATATGGCGGATTACGCACAAGGAGGAATAATTGGTACTACAAAAGGACTGTTAAAGCAAGCAGGGGGAGGGGAAAGCGGATTTTTGGGCAACGTGGCAACGTATGGTGCTTTGGGAGCTGCGGGAGGTGCCATAGCGGGAAGTGCATTTTTAGGCGTGGGCTCTGCTCCCGGAGCAATCATCGGGGGAATAGGCGGCGCGGCATACGGAGCCGCCAAGTATGCTGGCATAAATGGAATGTTAGGTACAACAGTTCAGGGGTGGATGAGTGGAGAAGACACAACCTATGACCCCAACAAGTCTGCCGGTGCTGGAGTAAACAAGCTAGAACAAGGTCAGGCCGGTCTCGTTGACTTGAACACCGCATTGATCAATTTAACGTCAGTATTGAATAACAATGTCATTCCGGCGTTCAAGGGTATTCCTGTGGTTGACCCATTGGTGGCACAAGCGGGAAGAACATACACTGGTGCAGCAAATGCGGCATCTGACGCTGGAGGCAATGGCGGGTCGGGAAGCAGTGGGGGATGGGGAACACCCGGCACTGGTCGTGCGTTTGGCGGACCAGTCTTTGCGGGACAAACCACAACCGTTGGCGAGCGTGGACAGGAAACATTCATTCCCAAGCAAGATGGCTATATCCTTCCAGCCGAAGCAACGAAGCGCATGTTTTCCGATTCGGAATCCATTCCTCATGCCGAAGATGGTGCTCAGGTAACCGCGGGAAGCCCGGTTGTCGTCGGTGACGGAATCGGAGCCAATGCCGGTGCTGAAACTTTTGTGGAACAAAATGCTGCTGAGGCAATGACTGCGCAAAAAAGACAATTCATTACGACTTCATCAAATTTCATTTCAGACAAAAAAGGAGTCAGTCCATTTTTCGGAATGCTTTCTTCAGCCAAAGGAACAACAAGTCTCTTCGATGTTGTCCAAAATGCATTTAACAAAGCGGTTCAAGGCACTGCAAATACGCCGTCCGCTGCGGGTCGTTACGGCGCTGCGGGAGGAACGCAAGGCGGAGTTGGTGTTCCGGTACGGAATATCGGACTGGGTAGTGTTTCAGCTCAATTTGAGAGCAGTGGAAATTACGGAGCGGTTTCCAACGGTACGGGAGACGCTGGAGGAAAAAGCTACGGCATTTTCCAACTGTCGAGCAAAATGGGAAGCCTGAACACATTCTTGGGATCGTCCACTTATGCCAGTCATTTTAACGGACTAGCGCCCGGATCACCCGAGTTTGACGACAAATGGCGTTCCCTCGCAAATGATCCGGGGTTTGCGCAAGAACAATTGAAATATGGGCAAGAAAAATATTACAAACCTGCTCTGGACAATTTATCTTCGATGGGTATTGATTTGAGCAAACGTAG